GGGAGCAACGATAGCGGAAGCCTCCCCGAATGAGCCGTTCCCGACACCTCACCTCAAGGCACTGGTGCAGGCTTGTGAAAAAAGGCCGGAGCAACGCAATTCCCGCGTAGCGGGTTAGTACAATGGGCCTTATGCCGATGTCGGCATAAGGCGCATTCCGTCCGCGGCTTCATCTCCACGCTGGGCAGCAAGCACGGCTACACGATCACCAGCACGCGCCGCGAGACCGATAAAGCGCGCTGCTACTCGATCGCCAAGTAACAGGCTCCTGTAAACGCGAAGAGAGCCCGGCATCGGCGCCGGGCTCTTTGTCATTCAGGATGTCCGCACTGCGCGCTAATACAACTGGCTGGCGCTCAGTGCATAGGCGTAGGAGAAGCTCGAACACGTCGGCGTCGTCATGTTGACGACGATCGGGTCCGCGGTAGATGTGAACAGCAGCAGCGGTCCGATGATGGACTGACTCCCCAGGTTCGATCCGCTCGCCGGCGTTCCAGCGAGCGACGCGAACGGAATGCTGATCGCGGTGTAGGAGTTTGAGCCCGTCGGATCAGTCCAGAGGAACTGGGCGGAAAGCGAACCTGCACTGCAGCCGGCCGCCGTTACGACTTTGAGCGCGCTGGAAATCAGCCAGACGTGCAGGTTCGCGTCTGGCGGTGTGACGAGTGGGGAGCCCACCACGGAGCTCGTGGCGATGCCGGCCAGCGTCGTCTGGGGTGCGACCCACGTGGTCTGTGCTGCCAATGGCAGCGCGAGCAGAGCGAACAGTGCGATAAAGATGAGTCTTTTCATGGTTAGCCAATCCTCGCTGCGGACACAAAGTAGTCAAACGAGACGGTCGAGCAACCGGTGGGAACAGAGATGGCGTAGGTCGCCGGCGTGGTCGATTTCTGGATGATGGTGGCCTGGAACGTGTAGCTCCCATTCATCGCCGTACCGCTCGCAACAGCATTCGAGACGCTGGTAGCTGCCACGCTGATCGGGCTGTAGCTGTTCGCGCCCCTCGCGTCGGTCCATGCAATCGTCATCGCAAGAGTGCCAGTCCCGGAGCCGCACGACCAGGTGGACGTGGGCGTGATCGTGCCCGTGATGATCCACACCTGCTGTAAGGCTGATCCAGGCGCGGTGAAGAGGTTCGTCGCGGAAACTGCCACCGCCTTCCCGGACTCCCCGGACGTGAAATGTGTGGGCATGACGCCCAGCTTGCTGCTGCCCGGTCCTGAGCCGCCGTTGCTGTCGTAGACCTCCATCACGGACGGTGTGCTGGATGCGCCAAAGCCGTGAGAGGGCGCGTTGGTGCGGTTAAGAACACCATCTGATGTGCTTGTATATGCAGCTCCGGGCTGCACAGTAATAGCTCCACCCGTTCCGCTGGTGAGCTTGTGATTCGCAGTCAGCGTTTGGCCAAAGGAAATGTTGAGAAGAGCGTAGCTTGTGCTGCCCCGCCGATAGTTAAACGTGGGGCTGCTGGAGTCGATAATCCAGATGTCACCACTGGCTGGAGACGTCGGAGCGGCTGCCATCGGGAGTACGTTGATTCCTGCCGTGGCAGTGCTGGACTGGAAGGTTTGCTTCATGCCAGCAGCGAACGTGTTCGCAGCTCCGGTGTCTGCGAAGGTGCCGGTTGGGGCGGCCAGCGAGGTTCCCCAGGCTGATCCAGTGGACACCGGAATGCCGGCGCTCGGGTATGTCATGCCTCCGCCGCCTGCGGAGCACGTCCCGTCGCCCTTCATGAAAGACGATCCACAGCTAGCCCAGAGAGCAGCGATGTCAGCAGCTACAGCCGCGGAGAATCCGCCAGAGCCGTTCCCCTTGAGCGGGACGCTGCCCGTCGTCTGAGGTGCGTAACTGAGCGCAGGAATCCAGCCGGGCGCCAGAGTCCCGGCACTGCCCGCCATCGGGATTGCATTGGCCGCCGGCGTCACCGTCGCCACAGGATCGGAGCCGCCGTACTGGTGGCTCGCAGCATGGGCTGAGGGTGCGAATGTCGAAGGGACGCCAGAGAGCGATGCCCATGGCCAGGTCGTGGGCTTGTTCAGGATCTGGGAGAGCCCAGAGGCAGAGGACCAGTCCGAGTTAACCTGCGCTGCCGGGATCGTGGGCTTGTTGAGGATCACGCCCAGACCGCTGGAAGCGTTCCAGTCAGACTGCACCTGTGCAGCCGGGATCGTGGGCTTGTTGCTGAGATCCGCATAGCTGCCGGAAGTCGCGACAGTGGCGAATGTCGGCCACGTTCCAGGCGCCCCAGTGATGGGCACCTGGTAGAGTCCGGCCATCGCGCTCAGAACGCGGGCCGTGGTGAAGTAGAGATTCCCGCTTTCCGTGATTTGCGCCGTCGTGGCCGGGATCGTGGGCTTGTTCAGGATCACGCCCATGCCGGTGGAAGCATTCCAGTCAGACTGCACTTGGGCAGCCGGGATGGTGGGCTTATTGCTGAGATCCGCATAGCTTCCAGATGTCGCGACCGTAGCGAAAGACGGAACGCCGGACAGGGACGCCCATGGCCACGTCACAGGCCACGTGCTGGGCGCGCCCGTGATCGGTGCCTGGTACAGTCCCGCCATCGCGCTCAGGACGCGGGCGGGGGTGAAGTACAGATTTCCGCTCTCTGCGATTTGCGCCGTCGTGGCCGGGATCGCAGGCTTATTCAGGATTACGCCCAGGCCGCTGGAAGCGTTCCAGTCGCTCTGCACCTGCGCTGCTGGAATTGTCGGCTTGTTGCTGAGATCGCTGTAATTCCCACTGGTGGCGACGATGGCGAAGCTCGGCCAGGTCGTCGGGGCGCCGGCGATCGCCGCCTGAAAGTAGCTCGCGGGTTTCTGTGCCGCGCTACCCAGGATCTGATCCAGCGCGCCGGAAATGCCAGAGCCGAGCCAGGTCAACGGCGTCTGGTACAGCCCAGCCATCGCGGTCTGGACTCGGATAGGTGTGAAGTACAGGCTTCCGCCTTCCGTGACCAGATCAGTGGTGAAGTCACCAGCCTGCGCCGCAACGGCGCCGGAACGTCCGAATACAGAAGAAACCGATACAGAGACGCTTGCAGGAATAGCTGGCGCCCACGATGCACCGCTCCACGTAGGCACCTGGCCCACAGCCGTACCGGACGGCATCTGGTTCCAGTTGAGCTGCATCGACGCCGGGATCTGTGTGTTCCGTTCGATCGCAGCAACCGTCGTGGTCGTCGGCGAACTGGGGATCGCCCAAAACGCCGGCGCGCGGTTATGGCTCTGGCTCTGGCTGTAATAGATCACGTTGTAGTCGTAGCCAGGCGTGCACGAGGCCAGCGCGTAAAGCTGAATGGCAGGGATGCTCACGCCATTGGTGACGGTGTAATCCTGTGCGGACGCCTGGATTTTCACACCGCCGCAAATGACGCCGGGATTGCTGACAGTGATGTGGCCCGACCACGGAGTGCCGTTGGGGTTGTTAATGGGGCCGTTGACAGTCACCAGCGTGGGCTGTGCAAAGAGCGCGCCGGCCGCCAACAGAAGGGAGATGAACGTCTTAAGAAACGGTATGAATTTGGGCATGTTTCCTCTACTGCTTGTGCAGCACCGCGACGAACAAGGCGAGCAGCAACGCACCGCAAGCCGCGCAGGCGACTCTGAGCCACATGGACAGCGACTGTGTGCGCTCCATTGCAGTGCTGGCCTCCGCGCGGGCATCGTCCACCTTGTCGCGGATCTCCTTCAGCTCGCGATCGCGAATGTCGTTGATCTTGTTCCATAGGTCGCGGCGATCTGCCGCACAATCGTCCAGCCGGCGCCGGGCCTCTGCTTGGAATTCACGCGTGCTCGTATGCCCCTCTGCCAGCTTTTCCATCGAGACCTTGATCTCGTTCACGCTGCTTTGCAGGCTGTCGATGCGCGTGATCAGCGTTGCCACGTGCCGGGAGATCTCCTGAATGCTTGGCGATTCTTCACTCACGGTGATTTCCTTTGTAGGGTTCGTCCTGAAGGCAAGTCCCAGGGTTCCGCTCTGCTCAGCCAGGTCGCTCACATGCACACAGCCGCGCCAATTCACCCCGCCGAAAGCATCGGCGCTGACCCAGCATGGATAGTCGCAAAATGGACAAATTGGATGCGGCCCGGGCCGCCAGAGCGCGCTTGGCGGTTCAGCGGGTGGCATTCCCCGCGGGGGCGGTGCTGAGGATGCTCGATGGTAACGGGCTCTGCTTCAGGTAGGCGAAGACGGTCTTCAATGCGGAAAACACGAGCATGCCGGCGAGAGCTTCCCAGAAGCGCGAATCCCGCAGGAAACCCGGAGCCACTACGGCGGCGCCGAGCGCGACAGTGCCGGAATCTCCGAGTGCGGAAAGCACAGCGGCCAGCAGGCCGTGCAGCCAGAGACGCATGTTGCTGTTCATCGTTAACCTTTCGGAGCGGGGCTGGACGCCCCGCCCAATCTGCATGGTTGTTTTGGGATCGGTCGCCGCGGGCTTAGGCCGTGGCGCTGGCCGTCGGAGGCGTGGTCTTGTTGAACCAGCCCAGTTTGTTGAAGGCGTCGACCAGCGCGCTGGCGATCGAGGTCACGTACGTGGTGAGTTTGTCGATGGGCACCACCGATGCCACACTCTGTTCCGTCGTGTAGAGCGACTGCAGAGCGGCCTGCACGACGTTGAGTTTGGTCGCGCCGGTCTGGGCCGCGCTGTTGCCGGTCGCTCCAGCGACTTCCTGGAAGCCCTGTTCGAGCGCGGCGATGATGGACATGACGGTCGAGAGGATCGTCGGAATGATCTTGAGCCAAGTCAGAAATACAGTCATGTGTTTGTTCTCCTATCGGACGGGAAATGTGAGCTTGAGCATGTCGAACGCCTTACTCACAATGGTTTTCAGCATGCCCGCGCGCTCGCGCCACGGGCGAAGAGCGTCGTCGATCGACTCGGCGGCGCCATCGAGATGTCCACTCGTGCCAGCGATGTTGGCAATCGTGGTCTGAATGTTGTTGTCCTCGAGCAGCTTGGCGAAATCGTCCACCGCCCGGTCGAGGTCGGTCAGAGTTTGTTCAACCTTGGGCGAACCGGCGGCCAGCTGGTCGGCAGCCAGCTTGGTCAAACGGTCGATGTTGTCGAGCGATTCCTTGAGCGGCAGCAGCGTGGAGTTAGCGGTGATGAGGAACTGGTTCCCGGCCTTCACCGCCAAATCCGCATCGTCAAGCGCCGTGTTCAACCGCTGGCGCGTGTCGCGCACCAGCAGGCCCGTCTCATGGATGGAGGTCTGGAGTTCGGCGAGAACGCTGTGCGTATCGCGACGAACGTCCCTAAGGAAGGCCAATCCTTCCACCGCCGTGAGTTGCATTTGCCGCGAGGCCTGGTAGCTCTGGACCGATGCAGCCCTGATAACGCCCACAGTGGCAGTGGTTTGGGAAGGCAGGCACGCGCTGTTCTTGCGGCAGTCCGTGAGCCAGTCAAGTGCCCAGGCTGTACTCGTGAGGCCCGGGCGCATCCCGTGCAGCAGGAGGCCCAGCTCGAACGCCGGCCAGCACAGCAACGTGCCCAGCACGAACCACGGGATGACCAGAACCACACGTGGGGTGCAGTGCTTGCGAGACCATTTGTTCATGATGTTGCCTCCAAAAAGTGAGCTTGGTGGGCCGTAGTCAGCGGAGGATCAGCGGACCGGAGCGTCGCGACCGCCTATTTCGGTCGGGTTGCGGTAAGGCCCTTGCCCTGCCGGTAACCGGCAGCCTGCGTAAGGGTCTTCTGCGCTTCGATCTCGGTGATGTAGCCCGACTGATCGAGCGTGTGTTCCACGCGCACTGCAATCCACGCATGGTCGATCTCCGGCCGGAAGCCGGAGAGAATCAGCGGGCCTTCAGCACAGATCGCCGGATTGCCCTGCAGCGTGAGGCGGAGCAGTTCCGAGCCGCGATCCAGACGTTGCACCCTCGACGTGGCCGCAGCGAGCGCCTCGTTGCTGTTCGGGTACTCGGCCGGATCCGTATCGACGGTGTCTTCCTCCGTGGCATCGTCCGAGACCGCTTCCACGTAGGTGTCCTGGCCAGCCTGCGGATCGTGGTAGCGCGCCCGGGCGCGCTTGTGCGAGCTGCGCCGGGTCAGTGTCGCCGCCCAGCGCAAGCAGTCGGTGGGCGCAATGTTCGTCGCTGGAATCGACTTGCCCGTGCCACCCGACGGCGCGACCCCGGCGTTGTGCTGAAACACGATGATCTTGCCGCCCTGGATCTTCCAGCCGGCGTTCACCAGCTCCAGCAGCACGGAGAGGTATTCGTTGTCGCTCTGGCCGGTCTGCGCGCGGTGGGCGATCTGGATCGCACCGATGGTCGGATCGACCGCCGCGCCCAGGTTGTTGCGAGTAGCGATTTTGGCCACAATGCCGGTGATCGTCAGCCCGGTGTACGTGTCGGTGTTGCGGGCCTGGAGTCCGGAAATGCAGGTCGAGTTTGTATTCGCCACGGGCGCCGGCGTGTTGGCGCTGCGCGCCCGGAGCGTCAGGCGCCGGTCCGGTCCTTCCACTTCCAGCTCATCCACGATCCAGCGGCCCATCGCGGACAGGCCGGACTCCTTGTATCCCAACGAGCACTCGATCATCGCGCCGAAGGGCGGCAGTACGATGGCCGCATCCCGGTCGTCGAGATCGATCTGCAACTGGTCGGAAGTCACACCCACTTCGTCGGTGATGTGCAGCCGGATCAGGCGCGCCGCGATCTTCGATGTGAGATCGACATCGTTCGCTGTGATCCGAAATTGCGGAGTCAAATTAGTTCCAGAGCTTGACGGTCTGAATCTGCTGGGCCTGGTCGCTCAGGTCCGGAAGCGTGATGGCGATGCCCGCTGGCAAGAGCGGACCTTCGTCGGCGAGGCCGGGATTCGCGGCCAGGATGGCCTCGGTGTAACCCGCTGTCGCGCCATAGACCTTGTAAGCGATCGCGTCGACCATGTCGTTCGCCTTGGTGGTGTACTGCTGCGGCATCAGTGATTCACACTCCGCGCTGTGGTGGCGAGCAGGTTACCCACAGTCTGGACAGTGCCCTGGCCGACCTGCACCGCCGCCCCGATCTGGGAGAGCGATCCGGCAAGGTCCGATCCGAACAACGTCTTGATGCCGGCCTGTCCAATGCCACTCGTCAGGAGCCGGGAGATCGTGCCCACAGGATCATGGGCAATCCCGGTCTTCAGGCTCGAGACCGTCATCGAAACTTGCGCGAGGACCGTCGCCGCGGCGGTCGCGTCCTTCTGGATCAACTGGACGGTCTGGATAGCCTTGGTGAGCGTCGACGCCGCGGCTTGCGGCGGGATCTTCGCCGCCTGCAGCGCCGTCGTCAGGCTGCCCAGTTGCGAGGTTTTTACCGGCGGCAAGACGCCGGATTTGGCGGTCGGGATATCGGGCGGCGTGATCAGTGTGGTGCCCTGCTTGCCCAGGAGGTTGTACCAGGTCGAGGAGACGTAGCCGCGCGAGCCGGCGCTCTCATCGTCCGGACCGTAGTAGCTGAGCCGCAACGTGAACTCGATCCTGAGCGGCGTTCCTTTGAACGTCATCGTCCGCTGCTCGTCGGTGATCGCCAGGACGCACCATGGGCCCAGGTTCTCACCGCGCCCGGTGGTGAGCGTCTGCGGCTGGCCCTTCTGCGCGTAAGTGCGCAAAATGTCCACCTGGTGAATGCCACCGTGGAACGTGGGCAGGATTACGCCGCGCAGCTCGATCTCATCGCGGCCCACGCCCACGAACTGCAGGGAAGGCCGGTGCGCGATCCGGTTCAGTTCCGCCCAGCGGTATTCCACATTACGGCGCAGTTCCTGGTAGGCCGCCGTCTGAATCGAGAACTGGAAGTTCCCAAGTTGCATCATGATGTCGGTAGCCATCAGTCGTGCATCCCTCCGCGCCGGCGCGCTTCGGCATCGCGAACCGCGCGCTCCAGCGTAGATTGAATTTGCGAGGCAACAGCGACAGGATCGCTGGCGCTGTGAATAGTGATGGGCATGTGAATCGTGATCGTGGTGCTATGCCCCAGACCCTGCCGGAAGCCGTGCGGCAACGGAATAATCCCCTCCGTGCCGGCGTCGCCCACCTCGACGAGGGTCGGCTTCGTGGCGATGCCGCCCTTCGCCATCTTCTTCGGCTGCCCGATCTCGATCATGCCTTCGAGCCCGGTATGAAGCGCCGTTGGTTTAGCGATGGGAACAGCGTGACCGCCGGGAAGCTGCGCTCCCTCGAGCGCTGCGCCAGGAGACGGCGCCGCGCCGTGGTTCAGGACAATGTGCGTGCCGGACCAGCGCTTCCACCGCTCGTCGGTGGCAGCCTGGTTCTCCTTCATCTGGTGGTACGCAATCGCACCACCCGTGGCGGCGCCCAGGAGTCCGACGCCCAGGAGCGGCGCCAGCGTGGCCATGAGCCCGGCCTGGGCCGTCTCCGCAGTGCCGGCTGCCGTGGCCAATTCCAGCTCAGCATCGCCCGCAAGCCCGAGCGCTGTGGCCAGCCGGCCCAGGAGCGGGATACGCGTCAAGAGGCCCGCTTTCGACGCCGCGCCGGCCGTTGCTTCCTCAGTCTCCGCCACGGCCAGGCCCTCGGTGGCGACCGCCGCCTCGCCGGTTGCGACGGTCTGTGCGCCGAGTTGGATGGTCGTCTCCAAACTGCGCAGCTTCCACAGCAGTGCCAGTTCCTTCATCTTCAGGAACGGCGTCAGGATCGTCGCCATCGCATAGCCGACGACGGTAATGGCACCGCCAAGGCCCAGCGCAGCAACGGTCACTCCGCCAATCCACTTCGCCGCGGTTGGATGCTCATCGAAGAACGCACCGAGCTTCGCGCACACGCCTTCCAGTTTTTCAAGCACGGCTGTAGCTGCTGGCATCATCGCGATGCCAATCGGGTTGAAGATCATCCCGATGTTCTTGACGGCCTTCTCCCATTGCTTTTGTGGAGAATTCTCTAACTTCCGATACTCCTCTCGAACGCGTCCAGTGCTGCCGGCGAGCGCCTCCTGCGCTTGCACCAGTTCCCCGGTTGCGGCGGCGCGCGACAGGTAGAATGCCGCATCGGCGCCGCGCCGGGTGAATGCCTTGGTGAGGGCATCCCGGTTGCGCTCGAGGCCGCCCATCCGGTTCAAGCGAGCGTTCATGGAGAGGATGGTGCCTTCGAAGTCGAGGTTGCCCTGGGCGTTGTGAACAAGCTGGAAGCCCAGTTCCTTGGAAGCCTTGGTCAAATTGCGCAGCACCGCACTCATCTGCTGCCCAGCGCCACCGGCCTCCATGCCATAGCGGGTGAGCGCGCCAATCGCAGCCCCGGTTTGTTCGAAGCTCACCCGCGCCATGCTGGCCTGCGGCAAAGCCTTCGCGAGGCCGGAGCCCAGGCCGCCGATATCCTCAATGGCGAAGTTCTGCTGTATCGCCGCCGCCAGGTCGCCGATGTGCGAGAGTTTCTGCTGGGTCGAGCCCACCATCTGCAGCCCGGCAGTGTTGTAAATGTTTGCGATCGCCTTGGCCGTCTCGGCCGCATCCTGCTGGGTGACCTGCGAGACCATGTGCACGGTCTTCGAAGCGATCAACGCTTCATCCGCCTGCAGGCCTTCCCGGTTGAGCGTGCCCTGGATCGCGAGCATTTCCGGCATCGTGGCCGAGCTGTTGTGCACAAACGCTCGCGTTTCCCGGATGACATCGCCGATCTGTTTCTTGTCGCCGCGCAGGACGAAGCCCAGGCGAATCTTGGCATCCTCCGATTCGCTCGCCTTGTCGAAAACGCGCTTCACCGCCGCGCCCAGAATGCCGACCTCCACCATGGCGGCACGCCATTGCGCACGGCTGGCCTGGTTCTTTTTGAGCGCGGCGCTCGCCCCTTCATAGCGCTTCATCGCCGTGCCCAACTGGTTGAGGGAGTACTCCACGTGTTGATTGGCAGCACGGAACTTCTCCGCCGCCGCGGAGGCCTCGCTGTAATCCGCCTTGGTCTTGGTCAGACTGACGTTCGTGCGGTCCAGGTTTGCCCGGGCGCGCAGCACAGCCTCATCGGCATGCGCAAGCTGGGCAGCCAGTTTCTCGTCGGCGCCGCCGGCCGCCGCGATCTTCTCTTTGACCTTGGCGAAGGAGGCCTCCGCCTTGGCGAGCGCGGCACTCTGCTTTTCGTAGCGCGCGTTGAGCCCTTCCACGGACTCACCCAGGCGCACGCTCGCAGCTTCCAGTCGCTTCATTTCCTGCGAGCGCGACGCCAGGTCCTTCATCGTGTCGCCGATCTTCTTGAGACCAGACGTGGTCTTGCCGAAGACGGAGCCGACGGTCGCATCCATCAGGGCGCCGATTTTGACAACAACACTGGCGTTGGGAGTAGGCATCAGCTTTAAGGAAGAAGCGATTCGCGGACAGATTGCGCGGCTTCAGACCAGTCGCGGAAATCCTCGATCGAGAGATCGAGCAGTTCGGAGAGAGACCAGCCGGTCACGTTCGCCAAGCACACTACGGCTTGGCGGAGTTCCGCGGCGTCGGGGAGAAAAAACGGGCAAGTACCTCTTGCAGGCGCGCATAATCGGCGGCATCGAGCTCTTCGATTTCGGCGGGCGTCAGGCTCGCGAGATTCGCCACCAGCCGGACCTCCTGCTCCGCCGTGTTGCCGGCCACTTTCTGGGCGGCAAGCGTGTCTTTGACCTTGGGCCGGCGCAAAGTGATCTCTTGAATCAGCTGCGCGCCGGAAGTAATTGGGAACTCGAGTTTGATTGTGGTTTCAGATTGCTGCATGGAATCCTGCTAAAAAAGCGGGGCGGCTCGCAACGCCGCCCCATCTCCAAGGAAAGTGAAAGTAGTTGGCTCCGGGAATCCCGCCCGGACCGGGCCTGCCGTGGCTGCAGAAATGGCTTAGATGCCCAGCGCCGTGCGCTGGCTGGCGAGTTGATCGACGCCTTTGATGATGCGTTTCATGTTGATGACATCAATCTCAATCACGTCCGTACCGTTGACGGTGAGCCGGTAATAAGTCACCGCGATGGACGCCTTGAGCGTGGCCTGATCGCCAGCCTTCCACGTGCCCGGATCCAGCTCTTTGATCCGGCCCCCGACCGTAGCGACGATCGCTTGCGCGTCCTCGCCTTGGCGCTGGACGGCGCCGCGGAAGCTGAACCGCGTCTCCGCGCTGGTGGTGATGCCCCACAGCGCCATCACGGCGGCGTTGTATTCGGCCAGCGTGAAGGAGCACTCGAGCTTCTCCGTGCCGGT